TCCGCGAAGGATTCCCGAGTGCATTAGTGCGCTTGAGGCGTTGCCGATTAGCAAGCTCTGGATTGAGCGTTATACCGAGCATCAGATAGCTGGGCTTCTGCCGGCTCTGATCGATGAGTGCGACTACGATCCGATTGGGATTATTTCGGATGATTCGCTTCCGACTGCTGATGCGCTCAGTCTTGTGCTGAAGCATTATGTGGACGGCGAAGTTGTCACGGCGTATTGCAATGTGGATGAGCGATCATCGATTGTGAATCTATCGGTTGAGCCTTTGGTTGTGCAGGATATGGCTACGTTGGATTGTTATACGATGCCGACGCGCGAGGATGTTGAGGCACAGTCTGATGCGAAAGTGCGTACGTGGTTTGCTGGGCATACGCTGACGTTTATGAGTCGCGAGTTGTGGCGGAAGTATCCGTTCGTGGCGATTGGTGGGGGGAATGGTTCGCAGTCGGATTATTCGATGTCGTGCAGGTTGCAGACGGATGGGGTTCCTATTTGGGCTGTGCGTGGCGCGTTTGTGCAGCATCTGAAGGCTCTTGTTGATCATGTGGAGCAGGATGGTGTTCGCCGGTTATTGATTGGTGTGGAGTCTCCTGGTATTCGGTGGGATCATTGCGCGTAGTCGTTATGACGCCGAGCTTGCCGGAGCGCGCCGAGTTTCGTGCTGAGTGCGTGGAGAGTGTGAAGGCGCAGACGCTCAAGCCGGTGGCGCATGTTGTGATGCTGGATTATGAGCGTGTTGGCCCTGCGGTGATGCTGAATCGGATGCTGCCAGCGTGCATCGCTGCTGAGGCTGATTGGATTGCACAACTAGCCGATGATGATTTGATGGATTCGCATCACCTAGAAACGCTCGTGGCGCACTCGGCTGAGGCGGATATCCTCTACTCGTATTGTCGCGTCACGGGTCGCGGCTTCAATCCGAATAGTCCGTTTGATGCTGATCGGCTTCGGCGTGAGAACTATATTCCCGCGACAACGCTCATCCGAGCGAGTCTCTGCGAAGAGCTCGGATGGCGCTCTGATTCTGCGTATGGGTTTGAGGATTGGGATTTCTGGCTTCGCGCGCTCGACGCTGGCGCGCGGTTTGTGTGTGTGCCGGAGGAGACGTGGACGTACCGGTTTCATGGTTCTAACCTGTCCACGGGCGGGTAGAATACGAGCATGGCGATCACGAACGGCACCAGAAAAAATGCCGTTCAGATTGACTGCCTATTTTGTGGTCAATCGTTTGTGCCATGGCAATGGGCGCAAGTAACGTGTTCCTATAAATGCGGATATAGGTATCAGAATCGTCAGAGACAATCTTTGAACAGACTGATGCCTCGTGCTCACGATTGTTGTGTCAGGTGTGGAAATGATCTGACTCATAAACGTCGAGATGCCATGTATTGCAGCAAAACATGCAAATCGATGGATCATGTTTTCAAGCGTCGGGGAGGCAAGACGAGGATTCCAATTGCAAGACGAAGGCTTATCTATGAGCGTGATTGCGGCCGATGCTATATGTGCCAGGAATCAATTAGTCTCGCCGATATGCATATTGATCATCTGATTCCCGTAAGCATGGGCGGATCATCGGTAGAATCAAACTTAGCGTGTAGTTGCGAATCCTGTAACAAGCGCAGAGGAATCAAGATGACCCAGATCCAGCAGAATAAGCTCACGGAGATCGCGCGTGATTGCTAACGGGTATTGCACGCTCGAACAGGTAAAGGCTGCGCTTCGCATCTCCGACTCGACGGACGATACGCTCCTCGAGGGCAGCGTGGAGTCCGCGTCCAGGCTGATCGACGGTTACGCCATGCGGAGCTTCTACAATGCTGGTACGGCGGTGCGCGTCTTCTCGACGAATGATTCGCTGTACGTGCAGACGGATGACATGGCGGGTACAGCCGTCACGATCGAGACGAGCACGCTCGGCGATGGTGTGTGGGATGTCACTTTTGCTGCGACGGATTACCAGCTCGAGCCGTTGAACGGCACGCTGGATGGAATTACGTGGGCGTATGATCGTGTCCGCGCTGTCGGGGATTACGTGTTCCCGACGACGAGCGTCCTCCAGGGCGAAGGGCAGGCACTCGTGCGCGTCACGGCTGTGTGGGGGTGGCCGGCGATCCCGAAGGCAATTGAGACGGCGACAATCATCCAGGCTACGAGAATCTTCAAGAGGTTTGATTCGCCGCTCGGCGTTGCCGGGTTTGGGGATTTTGGTGCTGTGCGTGTGTCGCGGTTTCTTGATCCTGATGTGGAGCAGCTTGTGCAGCCGTATCGGAAGATGCGGAACGCAAGGTGAGCGCGACCGTTGGCGAGATCAAGACGGCGCTCGCAGCGGCGCTCGGTACGATCACGGGCCTGCGCGCGTATGATCGGCAGCCGGACAATCTGAACGCGCCGTTTGCGTTTCCGAGCCTGGAGACGATTGAGTATCACGGCGCGATGAGTAATGGCCTCGTGACGCAGACGTACCGCGTGTCTGTGATTGTTGGGCGCGCGGCGGAGCGCAGCGCAGAGGATCGCCTTGACACGTACCTCTCTTATGATCAGGGCGGCATCAGGTATGCGATTGAGGCTGATCCGACGCTTGGCGGGTATGCGAGGACGAGTATCGTAGAGTCGGCGGGTAGCATTCAGACGATCGACGGTAACGATACGACGTACCTGATGATCGAGTTCCGCGTGATCGTGTACGCATAAGGAGACGAGATGGCGAAGCAGTACAAGGTTGTGGAGGGTTTTACGGTGTATGGGAAGACGGGTGGCGAGCTCGTCTCTGAGGAGGAGATTGGCAGCCTGGCGCTGCTTTGCGGGTTGCTGGGGTCTGGTCGGATCGTTTCTGTAGAACCGTCCAAATCGTCGGCTAGAATGACTAAGGAACACGACGACACCTTGAAGGGGGTCTAGCCAAGTGGCAAAGCTCGTATTGACTAACGCGAACGTGGTGCTTGGCGGCACCGACGTGAGCTCGTATGTCGCTTCGGTGACACTCAACATCTCGGTCAATGAGGTCGAGACGACCGCGTTCGGTACGGGTGCTGTCACTCGTGTCGGCGGACTCCAGGACAACAGCGTGACGCTCGATCTTCATCAGGACTTTAGTGCAGTAGAAGGATTGATTTATCCTCTTATCGGTTCGACCACTTCGCTCGTCGTCAAGCCGAACGGCACCGCCGTTGGTACCGCGAACCCGTCGTACACGATGACGCCGCTTGTCACCGAGTGGACGCCTGTCAATGGCGCCGTCGGCGAGCTCGCGACGGCTTCGATCACGTGGCCTGTGTCGGGTACCGTGACGAAGGCTGTAGCCTAAACTCATCGCACCCGCATGGGTGCTAGTTGGAGGGAATGAGGATGGAAGTTCAGTTCAAGATCAAGCCGAAGGGCGGCGCCACGGAGATGGTGACCGCCGAGCTCGTCGACGTGATCGCGTGGGAAGAGAAGTTTCAGCGTCCTTCGACCGAGCTTGGCGGCGATACGATCTTCGCTCGCGATTTTGTCTGGCTTGCGTGGCATAGTGTTCAGCGCCAGGGCAAGACAACGCTGGACTTCATGGATTGGGTTGCGACGCTCGAGGATATCGAAGGTTCCGAGTCGGCCCCTTTAGAGCACTCGGAGAATCCTCCTCCCATTGGCTGATCGCGAGTCTCGCGGTCGAGACGGGCATAGCTCCGAGCCAACTCTTGCTCGAGTCGGAGCGTATGCTTTGGACAATGCTCGGCTACATCAGGTGGCGAGCGGTTCACTCGCAAGGATAGTGTGATGGCACAGCCGTATCGTGTTGAGGGCATTGGTCAGGTGATGCAGATCCTTCAACAGATCGCGCCTGAGCACGCTAAAGAGGCGCGCAAGAAGTTCAAGACGGATGCGCGTCCAATTGTCAATGCTATTCGCTCATCGTTCCCCGAAGTGGCGTTGTCAAGGTGGCAGCCGCCGAAGCAGGGTGCTGCTCCTGGAGTGGTTGAGCGTACGGGATCAAAGCGATTGCCGGCGTATCGTGCGAGTGATGTGCGCCGCAGGACGAATGTGAGTGTTCAGAATAAGCGTATGCGTGGAACGGGTGAGCGTACGCTGCTGATCAGGATTCGGTCTACTGCTCCAGCTATTGATGCGCTTGATATGGGCGGCAAGGTGAGTAACTCGAATTTCACGCGGAACATGATTGCGAAGCATGGCAAGCCTTCGCGATTTATCTGGCCGACAGTTGAAAAGTACGAGCCGGACATTCGGAAGACAATCTTTGTGGCGAAGGAGAGCATGGAGCGCACGATCAACGCGCAGCTCCGTATGAAGTATTCGGGTGCTCGGTATACGCGCGCTCGGCAGCGCGCCACGGGACTCTGAGCAGGAAGCGGTAGACTACTCGTATGGCTGTCGTTGTCCCTATCGTTGCTGATACGAGTGGCCTTAGTCGAGGCTTGAAGGGTGCTGGCGGGAGCCTTTCCAAGTTCGGTAGGCTAGCTGCCGTCGCGATCGGTGTCGGCGTTACGGCCGAGTTGTATAAGAGTGTGAAGGCGGCTGCGGAGGCGGAAAAGAGCACGCAAGCACTCCGTGGTCAGTTGCAATCGCTCGGTAAAAGTGATGATGTCAATAAGTTGCAGGAGCAGTTCACGCAGCTTGCGACGACGATGGGTGTCGATGATGAGGCAGCGTCGCGCGCGTTCACGACGATCCTTCGCTTGACGGGTGACTCGACGAAGGCGATGGAGGGCCTCAACCTTGCGCTGGATCTTTCTGCGAATACGGGTTTTGCTGATCTTGAGAAGAATGCGATGCAGGTTGGTCGCGCGATCAATGGCAATACGCGCCTGTTCAAGCAGTTCGGCATTACGGTGGATGAGAATACGACGAAGCAGGAGGCGCTCGCGATTGTGCAGCGTCGCGTCCAGGGTCAGGCCGAGTCGTTCGGGCAGAGTGCTACGGGATCATTCCAACGCTTCAATGAGGCGGTGGAGAATCTGCGCGAGTCGATTGGTGCTCCGCTGGTGATCGCTTTGGCGAATGCTGCGTCGAAGGTTTCGGGTTTTCTGAATCAGCTTCGCGAACGGCCTACGCTTGAGGCGCGGATCAAGTTCATCATTGGCAGCATTGGCAATGTTGTGTGGTCTGGTATTCGGAGTTTGTATACGTGGTGGGATCAGCAGGGCCGTGTGGAGTTGCCGGCGCGTGTCGTGCTCACTCCGAGTGGTCGCCAACAGTTCGATGCATTCTTCAAGAACATTGAGGCGAGTGCGGCGAATGCTGGTAGGCGGACGATGATGGCATTCATTGGCGCGTTTTCTAGTGAGGGTCGCAAGGAGTTGCCGAGCACGATGCGTGGCGTGCTTGAGAGTGCTATTGGTGTGATCGAGTTTTTCCAGCGGATTTCGGGTACGAGTGCTGCCGTCGCGTTTGTGGGTGGTTTTGTTGCGGAGATTCCGAATCAGTTTGCGAAGATTGGTCCGGCGATCAAGAGGGCGCTTTTGGATGCGTTGAGTGACGCCTCGGATGCGCTGCCTGGCCCGTTGAAGAAGGTTGTGGATGATGCTTTTGCTGCGCGTAGCCGTAAGGCTCCTGCGCGTAATCTGATCACGGAGACGGTAAAGGCTGCGATTCAGGACGCGCGTCGTCAGCTCCAATCGTTCGGCTCTAATCTCGTGTCGTTCATGTCGCAGAAGCGTGCTGCGCTGCTTCGTGTGGCTGGTGGGCCTACGGGTGCTGAGGCGACGGCTGAGCAGCGGCGTATTGAGGATGAGCGTTTCAAGATCGCAGAGAAGGCGGCTCGAGACGAACTCGGAAATGCTGAGGACAAGACGAGCGCGCAACTAGATTTGGATCAGCTCCTCCTTGATCGTCAGATGACGCTGCGTGAGCGCGCACTCGCTGATGCAGAGGAGACAGACAAGAAATCGATTGACAATCTCATTGAGCAGTTCAATCGTGGACTGATCTCGGCGGCTGACTTCTCTAACCAGTTGAAGGGGTATCTTGGCTCGGACTTCGGCTCTGAGCTTGGCATTGCTTTCTCTGGTGCGTTTGAGCGCGAGTTGCAGGGCGTCCTTGCGCTTGTGGCGGATATTGCGCGTGTTGCTGGTCAGGGTCAGCCGATCGCTCCAGAGGCTCCTGGCGTGTCTGCTACTCAGCGTGCTGAGAATCAGCGTCGCTTTGAGGCTGATCTTGCGTCGTGGACGAAGCGGCGCGCTGATCGGTTGAAGGCTGCTCAGGATTTCCGTAAGCGTCCGGGTAGTCCTGGTGGCGCGACGATTACGAGTGCTGAGGCAGAAGAGATCCGGAAGATCATGTCCGAGTGGGACGCATCGAATCGGAAGCCGCAGCGGTCTGCGTATGGCTTGGCGATGGGTGGCATTCTGAAGAAGCAGGTCTTTACGGCTGGTGAGGCTGGTGCTGAGGCTGTCATTCCTCTGAACTCTACTTCGGCGATGAATATGCTTCGTGACGCTGTTGGTGGTGGTCAACCGGGGCATACGCAGGTAATCAATCTGACGGTGAATGCTGGGCTTGGTACTGATCCTGACGAGCTTGGCCGCGTCATCGTCGAGAGCATCAAGCGATTTGAGAAGCGGAATGGTCAAGCCTTCAGCGCGCCGCTCTTGTCGGTGACTCAGAATATTGCTGGTCAGACGGCGACGGGTAGCACGAAAACGGATTTCAATCGCGTGACGACGCTTCGTAAGGGCTAGTCTCGTGCCGGCGCCTGATGTTCTCGTCCAGATCGGCGGAAGCGGCACCGCGTTTTATGATGTCACGTCGTACACGACGAGCGTGACGATCAGTCGCGGCCTCTCGCGCGAGCTTGATCGCTTCACGACGGGTAGCGCGAACCTGAGTTTTACGAATCAGACGCGCGCCTTCGATCCGTTCTACACCTCGTCGCCGTTCTATCCGAACATTCAGCCGCGAAAGAACATGAAAGTCAGCACGATCGTCTCTGGGTCGACGGCGGTGCAGTTCACGGGACTAGTGGAGGATTGGAGTCTCGACTTCGAGGTAGAGGGCGACTCTACCGCGTCGGCTGCGTGTGTCGATGGTTTCATCCTGTTTGGTGGTCAGCAGTTGAATCAGCATACGGCGACGGCTCAGACGACGGGCGCTCGGATTGGAGCCGTGCTGGATCGAACGGAGGTGGCGTGGTCTGCTTCGTTGCGTGATCTTGACACGGGCGTACAGACTCTCCAGGCCGATGTGGTAGAGCAGGGCCGCGAGGTACTCGAGTACTTGCAGCTCGTCGCTGCTTCCGAGCCTGGACTGCTCTTCATGTCAAAGGCAAACAAGGTGACTTTTCGGGATCGCAATGCTGGCGCACTCGCGCCCGGTACCGTCGTCTTCTCGGACGCTGGCACCGCGATCCCGTATACGGACATTGAGATCTCGTACGGCACCGAGCTGCTCTACAACCGCGTAGGCATCACACCGATCGGCCTTGAGACACAACTCGCATCGAACACTACTTCGCAGACAACGTACGGAGTGCAGAGCCTCGAAGTCAATGGTCTCCTCTTGCCGCTTGGTGCTCAGGGAACCGCTGACGCTGCCGCCCTCGCCGCATACTACGCGAACAAGTATGGTGATCCGGATTTGCGATTCAACGCGATCGCCGTCGAACTCGCCGCCCTCACCGCAACGCAGCAGAGCGTCGTGCTCGCCCTCGAGCTCGCAGATATCGTGACAATCCAATTCCAACCCAGCCGCGTCGGCGATCGCGTATCGAAGGCTGTCCAGATCATCGGCATCCGGCACCAGATCCGGCCCAAACAGCATACGGTCGAGTTCATGCTCGCTTCGACGGATACCGTCGCCTTCGTCTTCGGATCGTCGTCCGATCCGACTGCCAACCCGGTCAGCCTCTTTGCTGGTGGAACCGTCGTCGGCTCTCCCTTCGGCCTCTAACAGAAACGGTAGAATACTCGTATGCCTAAGACGTACACAGCAGCGGGCTCCGCTGTCGCCGGTGATGTCTATACCGCAGCAGCGCATAACGTCATCGTTACAGACGTAAACAATTTTATTGTGCCACCAATGTGCAAGATTGTCTATAGTACGACAATCTCAATACCAAACAATACGCATACCATAATGACTCATGTCAGTACAAATTCTACTGAAGAGTTCGATACAGATGGCATGGTATCCCTATCGGCAACTCCGTCGTATATTACTGTACAGACAGCTGGAGTATATTTGGTTTCTGTTACGGCTGATTTTGCAGCGAATGCGACAGGTATTCGTTATGCGCGTATTGTGCGAATCAGATCAGGAGCAGCAACGGCTTTGGCATCTAGTCAAATTGCCAATGTTGGAGCATCTAATGACGCAATTATGTCTCTATCTGGCATGATCGAATGTCAGGCAAACGACAGTTTTGCAATTGGCGTATTTCAGAACTCTGGCGGAGCATTGAATATGGCTGGTCAAAATGTTGAGTTTGGCGGAACCATGATATGCGCTGAATGGGTTGGGCGTACGTCGTAACGCTATGTCTGACGCTGAAATCGATCGGATCTTCCGCTCCCTCGACAGGATCGAGGCGCGGCTTCTCAAACTTGAGGAGCGTGAGGCGATGCGTCGCGGGTCGGATATGACGAAGGGTCAGCTCGTCGCGATTATCGCTACCATTAGTGCATTGACGGGCGCGATCACCGCGGTCGTTTCGCAATTCATCTAGTCCCGAGGAGGGAACGCTATGAAGAATGTCAGTCCCAAGGTTGCTGCTAGTACACTCGCTGCGGCACTCGTCACGATCATCGTGTGGGGCGCGAGCCTTGCAGGCTTTGAGATTCCCGAGCTCGTCCAGGGCGCTCTCATCACGATCATCATCGCAGTCGCGGGTTATGTTGTCACCGATCCTCGCCGCTCGTGACGCATCGTCAGGCAGCCAAGATCGCGCTTCGCGATTATGCAAAGCGCAACCAGATTCAGATCCCTAAGGGCTTCAATCTGAGCGACACGTACGGCTCTGCTGCGCGCGAGTTGTGTAAGCGTGTACAGCGGAAAAACAGGATCAAGCAGTCGGGGGATTTGACGCCGAAGACGCTGCTCGTCATCGGCAAGGATCTTCCCGGTACGCTTGCCGAGCGCGCCGTCTGGTGTATGCGCATCGTCGAGGGGCCGCTCGAAACATTCGGCAATAATCGTGGCCCGTACGTTGAGGAGATTCAGAAGCTCGGGTCGCAGCTCTCGCCTGGCGCGTGGCCGTGGTGCGCCGCGACTACTTCGTGGGCGTATCGGTGTGCGGGTTGGAAGAGTTGGGCCGCGTTCTGCAAGGGTATGAATGAGGCGTTTGTGCCTGATTGGGTCGCTGCTGCCGAGCAGAAGAAGTACGGAATGAGCATCATCGGTTGGCGCTCGAGCCGCACGGGCGATGCGATCACGTACCAGTTCGATGATGACAAGCAGCAAGACCATATTGGGCTGCTCGTTACTCGTCCGAATCTCGTAACGGGCGCGTGCATCGCAATTGAAGGAAACGCTAGCTCTGGCGACTATGGGTCACAAAGCGACGGTTCGGGCTTGTGGCGTCGTAATCGGAATGCGAAGCCGCCGCAGATCCTGATTCGTATCACGTAGGAGTTTCGGCGCGCGTGGCGTACGCTATGACGACGAAGCCTGGAGG